TGTAAGAGTAAAAGAAGTAAATTATAAAACACCAAATTATTTCGATAATAATGGTGTAGCTAAATCAGAATTTACAGCATCTATTCCAGATAATGCAAGTGGATCGTTTGGTGGAGCTGAAGGAAGATTATTCTTAGGTGCAGCAGCTAGATATTATGATGAAATTACAGATATACAAACTCAAGGGTTTACATCTACTGAAATGCAAAATTATACTGATGCTTTTAATTTATTAGCGAATAAAGATGATTACCAATATAATATAATAACCTCTCCAGGTTTATATTATGCAGCTTCAATGATGGCAACTCCATTAAATACATTAATTCAAAATACTCAAACAAGAGGAGATGCAATTGCAGTTATTGATTTAGTAGATTATGGACAAACAGTTACAGCTGCAACAACACAAGCTGCTTCAATTGATAATTCATATGCTGCTGCTTATTGGCCTTGGGTTCAATTAAATGACCCAGATTCAAGACAATTAGTATGGTCAGTACCTTCAGCGTTAATTCCTGGTGTATATGCGTTTAATGACAGAACAAGTGAAGCTTGGTTCGCACCCGCCGGAATTAATAGAGGTGGTTTAAGTACGGTAGTACAAGCGGAAAGAAAATTAACTCAAACTAATAGAGATAATTTATATACTGGTAAAGTAAATCCAATAGCAACATTCCCAGGAAAAGGAGTAGTAGTATTTGGACAAAAAACACTACAATCTCAAGCAAGTGCTTTAGATAGAATAAATGTTAGAAGATTATTAATAGCATTAAAATCATTTATTGTACAAATTGCTGATAATTTAGTATTTGAACAAAACACAGCTGCTACAAGAAATAACTTCTTGTCTCAAGTTAATCCATATTTAGAGTCAGTACAACAAAGACAAGGTTTATATGCCTTTAAAGTACAAATGGATGCTGCAAACAATGGACCAGATGTAGTTGACAGAAATCAAATGGTAGGTGCGATTTATATTCAACCAACTAAAACTGCTGAATTTATTTACTTAGATTTCAACATTTTACCAACTGGAGCTGAATTCCCATCATAAGAAGTATAAAACATAATATGTATAATAAAATAAAATAATAATAAAATGGCGATAGTAGACCCAAACGAAATGTTTTTCACAGCTTTTGAACCAAAAGTTGCCAATAGATTTATAATGTATGTAGATGGTATACCATCATATATGATTAAAGAAGTAGGTGAAATTAAGGTAGAGCAAGGTGAAATAGTACTTAATCATATCAATACTTATAGAAAAGTAAAAGGTAAAGCTAAATGGGCTGACGTGTCTATGACACTATATGATCCAATTACTCCATCAGGAGCTCAAGCTGTAATGGAGTGGGTAAGATTACACCACGAATCAGTAACAGGTAGAGATGGTTACTCTGATTTCTATAAAAAAGATGTAACTATTAATGTACTAGGTCCTGTAGGTGATGTAGTATCAGAATGGATATTAAAAGGTTCATTTATTAAAGATGCAACATTTAAAGGATTTAATTGGGATACTGAAGCAGAAGCTCAAGATGTCGCATTAACTTTAGGAATGGATTACTGCGTATTAAATTTCTAAAAAGAAATTACATATGTTTAAAAATAGCTTGGCTTTGGTCAAGCTTTTTTTTATGTTATATATGTATACATGAAATTAAGTTATAACTAAATAAAAGATATGAGTGAAGAAAAACACAAATTTCCTACTGAAGTAGTAGAATTACCCTCAACTGGTATAGTTTACCCAAAAGAAAATCCATTATCATCTGGAAAAGTAGAAATAAAATATATGACTGCTAAAGAAGAAGATATTCTTACAAACCAATCATATATTCAAAAAGGTACAGTAATAGATAAATTATTAGAAGCTTTAATAGTATCTAAAGTAGATTATAGAGATTTAATAATTGGTGATAAAAATGCATTATTAATAGCTGTTAGAATATTAGGTTATGGTAGTGAGTATGAATTTTCATATAAAAATGAAAAAATAAAAATTGATTTATCATCTTTAGAAAATAAACCTTTTGATAAATCTAAATTTGAACAAGGTAGAAATGAATTTCCATTTACTTGTCCTAAATCAGAAACAATGCTTACATTTAAACTTTTAACTCATAAAGATGAAACTAAAATTGAAAATGAATTAAAAGGTTTAAAGAAAATAAATCCTAAAAGTTCACCTGAATTATCAACACGTCTTAAACATATGATAGTATCTGTTGATGGTTCTGATGATCAAAAAGATATTAGAGATTTTGTAAATAATTATTTTTTAGCACAAGATTCAAGAGCGTTAAGAAATTACATTAGAGATTTTCAACCAGATGTTGATTTAACTGTATCAGTTGATACATTAGAAGCAGGAGAGGAGGAGATCTCAGTGCCCATTGGGCTTAACTTTTTTTGGCCTGACACCGAGTTATAGATTAAGTTTATTTTCTCAAATTCATGATATAGTATTTCATGGTAAAGGTGGATATGATTGGCATACCATTTATAATATGCCTATATGGCTACGTAACTTTACATTTAATAAAGTAAATGATTTTTACATAGAAGAAAATAAAGCAGTTAAAAAAGCTCAAAGTAAAAACAGTAATAACAAATCAGTAACTACTGATGGTAAAGTAACAGCTCCTGAATTTCTTAAAAACGCTAAAAAACCACCATCTAAACCAACTTATTCAACAAAGGCATCTAAAAAATAGATGCTTTTGATATTTATAATAAAATTCCTTAATGGCTGATTTTAGGCAAAATAAAAAAGATGTAAAAGATATAAATAAAGAGTTAGGCTTTATTGAAGACCAACTTCTTAGTATTGCAGCTCAATTAAAAGGTGCTATTGTAAATGCTCTTGAAGATGTAAAGGATGAATCAAAACAAGTAGCTGAAGTATTAGCAGGTGATGTTGATAAAGCTATAAAATCATTAGCTAAGGGATTAGATGAAACTGTAAAAAATCAACAAAAATTAACTCAAGGTACATTAGCATCTGCAGATATACAAAGACAAATCAATGATAGATTAGCAAAAAGAGAAATAATTGAAAGAAAACTTCAAAGTTTAGTAAAACAAGGATTAGATGAAGATATCAGAGATCAGAAACTAGCTGAACTTAATGAAGCTGAAGAATTTCATAATGAACAATTAAAAATACAATTTGATTTAGCAAAAGCTATTGAAGAAAGAATAGGTGCAATAGGAGGAATAGTAAAGGGAATTTCCAAAATCCCCATAATTGGTGAATTGATTAATGCCGATGAAGTAATGGCAAAAATCCAGAAAAAAGCAGCTGAAACTGAAGGTAGTTTCGCAAAATTAGAAATAGCAGCTTATGGGTTTGGTCAATTATTAGGTAGTGCTTTCGATACTTTAACTGACCCAACAGTTGTATTTGGAGCTATTCTAAAATCTGCAGGAGAAATTGAAAAACAACAGAAACAATTTAGATCATTAACAGGACAAAATGTAGATATATCAAATGCTTTAGGTATGGAGTTTCTTACAACTGGTGAGTATATAAAATCAGCAAGTATGTTATCTAAAGAATTAGGGGTTAATGCAGCTGTTGTATTTTCTCCTGAAACTATTAAAGAAGTAGCAGAATTAACTGAAAATATGGGATTAGGAGCTCATGAAGCAGCCCAATTAGCTAAATTTGCTAAATTATCAGGTAAGCCTTTATCTGAAGTTTCTTCTAATATGGAAGCATCATTTAAATCTTTTGTTGGCCAAGAAAAAGTAGGTTTGAATTTTAAGGATGTAATGGATGATGTAGGAAGTGCATCAGCTGCTGTTACATTATCATTAGGGAGTAACCCAGCAAAAATACAAGAAGCTGCTATGGAAGCTAGAAAGTTAGGTTTATCCTTAGAGCAAGTAGATAGTATAGCAGGGTCATTATTAGATTTTGAATCTTCAATTGCAGCTGAAATGGAAGCTGAATTACTTACAGGTAAACAATTAAATTTAGAAAAAGCAAGACAAGCTGCACTTAATAATGATTTAGCAACTCTATCAGAAGAAATAGGTAAAAATGAAGGTATATTAAAAGCATTTTCAACTGGTAATAGAATACAACAAGAAGCAACAGCTAAAGCTTTAGGTATGAGTAGAGAGGAAATGGCTAAAATGATTTATAATCAAAAAATACAAGGTGGTTTATCAGCAGAACAAGCAGCTAAGGCAGCTGATATATCATTAGAAGAAGCAAAACGATTAACTTTACAAGCTCAAATTCAAAAATCAATTGAAAAAATAACAGAAGTTTTAGCTGGTCCTTTAACTATGATATTAAAATTTGTATCTAATGGTTTTGTATTAAGAGCAACT